ACACAATACCATACAAGTACGAACTACCACTAGGGTCACAGTAGTACCCGCTGTTGTCATAGTCATAAAAAACTGGTGCTCGAACTGATCCTGTAACTAGTAAATCTGCATTGTGGTTTAACTGCATTTTCCAAGTAGACCAGTTGGCGCTACCTGCTTTACTTGTGTACCAATAGTGCTGGTGGTCTTCAGATGCCGCGGTTCCCGCAGTTCTCCAGTGCCCTGAGTAATAATGAAGGTCGTTTCCGTAGGTTCTTAAAAATCCGGAGTAGTTTGATTGAACGCCAAGTTCAAGAGAATCGTAATTTGAAAGGCCAGCGATCTTAATTGCAACCACGCCATTGGCGTTAGAGCCGCCATTTGCGGCTTGGTAGTTTGCGTAATTAAGAACACTGTTGCTGGTTGGGTCTAAGTAGTAGTTTGTGTTGTTACTGTCGTAAAAGATTGGTGATCTAATAGATTCGCCATTTAACAAATAACCACCGTTATCCATTAAAACGTTCGCGCCACTAAACCGCATTTGCCACGTGTTGTTACCGCCAACATACAACTCATCGCCAGAGCCCGCTTTTATCATAGAAGCGTTTGTGCCAGCTGACGTAAGCGTTATATCAGAAGACCCGTTTACATAAAATATTGCAGTAGTTAATACACTGTTGCCATTTGGGTCTAAGTAATACGCTGTGTTGTTGCTATCGTAAAAGATTGGCGCACGGGATGACACGCTTGTCTGGGATACACCCTGACTACTTACCCAGAAATCAGAGCCGCCTTGTGTAGCGGTTCCGCTTACATGAAGCCCAATATAATCAGGGCCGCCTTGGAAATACGAAATTCCATAAGTATCGGCATTGCCAAAACTCCAAATGCGGTTTCTGCCGCTTGTAAAAGTTCTATTTTGGAAACCCCCGTTTGTTCCAGTGCCAGATGAAACAATACCGTTAGTTGCTAACGCAAGGCCAGTGCTGTTTGGGTCTAAGTAATAGCCTGTGTCGTTGCTGTCGTAGAAAATTGGAGCACGTGAAGAACTATATGATGTTGTGTCTCCGCTGTTGTTAATGATAAATGCGTTTATAGTGTCAGCGCTATTGTTAAAGCGATAACCATAAGTTGGCGTACCCCTAGCGTATGATCCATTACCCGCCCAATTTTGAACGCCATACCAGTTAGCCGCATTTAAAACTGAAGTACCATTTGGGTCTACGTAATACGTAGTGTCATTGCTGTCGTAGAAGATTGGTGCGCGGAATGAGTTGCTAGTGTAAAAAACACCGCTTGAATTTACCGACGCAACATCGCCAACAGAATCTGCATGAATCGTTAATTGATTTGCATCGTTGGCCAGCCAGAATCCATAGCCAGCGGCACTTTGATTCCAAAAACGCGCTATGTACCGTTGAGTACTTCTAAACTCCATTGGGTACGTACCGCCAGCGCTAATAATAGAACCGCCATTGGGGTTGATGTATGTGCCAGTGTTATCACTGTCGTAGAAGATTGGAGCACGCCAATCAGCAGTTGCGAGTCCAGTACCACCTAAATGTAAATTGTAAGCAGGAGAACTTCCATAGTTAAGACCTGTGAAGCTACCGAAAAAAACAAGCCTGTGGGTTGCTGCAACGTTGTCATATGCAGCATAAAATCTATTGTCTCCTACACCCATCGAATAATGTGCATCAGTACCAGCATCACCGCGTAAATTTAATACTCCATAATTGCTTCCATAGATGGTTATTTGTTTAGTAGTGCTGGCATCGCCCCAAGCACTGTTAACAGGTGCTGTGGTTCCAACACCTATACTACCTGCAAGAAGTGCAGCAGTAGTTGAATTTGGATCTACATAATAGCTTGTATCATTACTGTCGTAAAAAATAGGTGATCTTAAAGATCCATTATAAACATAACCTCCATCAGCTGCTCCTTGAGCCATCAACGTAAGTGGGTGATTAGAGTATGTACCAATCTTACCTACACCTTGACCTGTATGAGAATACATTGTAGTAATAATACCATCGCTATTGCTTACAACGTCTAATCTTGCATGACTAGAACCTACAAGATTTAATCTGGCGTTCCAACTACCATCATTAGAAGATGCAACGTTACCAGCAAAAATGTTTGCTAATCTAGATCCTCCATTAGGGTCTACGTAGTAACTTGTATCATTACTATCATAAAAAATAGGCGCACGATAATCACCACTTGTTATATAAGAACCTGTACCACCACTTTTGTTTGTCAAATTAGCATAATCAACTGAACCTGCACTTGCAGCAGATCCTGTAATACTAATATTCCAAGTACCGCTTGCGCCTCCACCTGTTAAAGTTGGTGCGTAAGAGTTATAGTTACCTGCGTGAAGGACTTGGTTTCCGTTTTGTGTAATAGCGCCAAGAGTATTAAATGTTCCACCGTTTCCGATACGAGCAAGTTCAACGTCTGCGGAATCAGCCCAACGGAATTGAGCACTAACAGGCGACGCTTGCTTCGCGCGGAATATCATCCCCCAGTTGCTGTCGGAATATATTGATCCTGCAGCGTAAGTTCCGCTTGTGCCAATAGTTACAGAGCCATTTATCGCTAATGACCCTGTCAACGTACCACCAGCCAATGGCAAATAAGTACTAGCCGCAGTAGCTGAAGTCAAATAAGGACTCAATGCAGAACTAGTAATATACCCACTAGGATTACTAGAGTTATAAGGTGTATAACCTAACGCAGTAGTAACCATTCCAGATGTAATACCCGAAATATACCCAGCAGGGTTAGTAGCGTTATATGGAGTAAATCCAAGAGCAGTAGTTACGTCAGAAGAATTAAGAGTAATAGCTCCTGTACGTGTATTAAAACTTGTCACACCTCCAACAATATTAATTACACCAGTAGCAGAATCATAAGATCCAGCACCTGTAACTGAAATTGCGGCACGAGCACCAGCAGTAGTAATGTAGTTACTCGGATTAGTAGCATTATATGGTGTATAACCTAATGCAGTAGTAACCATTCCAGAAGTAATTCCGGAGATATACCCTGCAGGATTACTTGTGTTATATCCGTCAGTAATGCCATAACCAGACAGTGTTGTAGGTTTATCTGTAACACCACTAAATGGAACAGCTGCAGCACTAGCTACCGACAAAGTAGATTGAGGAGTTTTAGTCCACAAGTCTGTTGAGCTTACATAAACTAATGTATCACCATTTGCAGGATTCTGAGCAGACACATCGTGTAGCTCATCCATTTCATAACCGTTTTGAATCTTAACTTCAATAGTACCCAGATTAGCATGGCTACGTGTAACTACACCGACATACACTAAATGCAAAGGAGCATAGGGCTTAGTGCTTGTGTAAGCACCTGCTGTAACTCCGCTAAGGTATAGTTGAGCACCTTCTGCAAAAGTAGAAGTATCTAAACCACTCACTACGCCAATAACAACTACATAACCATTATTGTTGTTAGAGATATCAGCTTGAACCATACCATAAGTTTGTGCTGAAGTAGAGTCACCTGTAGCAAGTGCTTTTGAAACAAGTGATTTGTTACCAGCAGCTCCACTAATGTACACTAATGTACCTTTAGTAAGAGTAGCGCCCGTTTGGTTACGCACTTGGCTAATCAATGTAGCAGTACTACCAGCAATACCTACGCTTAAGTCTCTAGATGTTCCTGTTGTTGTGATAACAACGCTACCATCATTAGACGTAATAGCGCTTACTGCATTATCAGCTAAAGTACCTTGAGCAGCAGTCGCATACGCTGTGCTGTTAGTTGTGGCCGCAGTACCAAGACCAAGGTTAGACCTTGCTGACACTACATTAGATACGTCATTAAGGTTATTAACAGCAAGCAAAGCACCAGCCAAAGAAGCATAAGCCTCTAGCCATGTAGTACCTGAATAAACCTTCATTGCGTTAGTAGTTGTATTAAAATACAATGCACCAGTTACAAGAGGATTACCATCGTTATCTGTTGTTGGATCTGTTGCTTTCTCACCAAGATATTTATCATCAAAGTTATCAAAAGCCGCTAATGCTTGATCACGAGCCGCTTCTGCAGCTGCTTGGGCTGTTGCCGCAGATGTTGCGCTTGTTGTAGCATTAGTCGCAGATGTACCTGCAGAAGTAGCAGATGCGGCAGCATTGGTAGCAAATGTACCAGCAGATGTTGCACTAGTAGCCGCACTAGTAGCTGAGTTAGCCGCATTAGTAGCAGATGTACCCGCAGATGTAGACGAGTTAGCCGCATTAGTGGCACTCGTGGAAGCGTTATTCGCTTGTGTTGTAGCTGTTGTTGCACTACCAGCAGCACTTGTAGCAGATCCTGCAGCAGATGTAGCACTGGTTGCAGCATTAGTTGCTTGCGTAGTGGCTGTTGCGGCAGATGTACTTGCTGAATTTTCGCTAGCTAAAGCATTAGCCGCACTTGTAGCCGCTTCACTTGCTTTAGTAGTTGCTGTTGATGCTGAACCACTGGCAGATGTTGCTGAAGCTGCTGCATTAGTAGCGGATGTTCCAGCAGCAGTCTCTGATGTAGCCGCATTAGTAGCGCTTGATGCCGCATTAGCCGCTGAAGTACTTGCTTCAGAAGCTTTAGTAGTAGCGGTCGTTGCAGATGTTGCGGCAGAAGTAGCACTAGTAGCCGCTTCAGAAGCTTTAGTCGTTGCTGTAGTAGCCGATGTAGCCGCCTCACCCGCTTTAGTTGTAGCTGTTGCAGCAGATGTAGATGCGCTAGTCGCTGAAGTACTTGCAGAAGACGCACTGGATGCCGCATTAGTAGCACTAGTAGAAGCACTCGTAGCAGATCCTGCGGCATTAGTCGCAGATGTTCCAGCAGCTGTTGCCGATGTAGCGGCATTTGTAGAAGATGTACCAGCAGCAGTTGCGCTTGTTGAAGCACTGTCAGCACTCACAACAGCCTCAGCCGCTTTGGTTGTTGCAGTAGATGCACTTCCAGAAGCTGATGTAGCTGATGTTGCGGCAGACGTTGCGCTTGAAGCTGCATTAGTAGCCTGTGTTGTGGCTGTAGTAGCGGATACAGCAGCTTCGTTAGCTTTAGTTGTTGCTGTTGATGCGCTTGCAGCTGCATTAGTTGCAGATGTATTGGCGGCAGAAGCACTTGTAGCCGCATTAGATGCGGAAGTTCCTGCTGAGGTAGCACTACCAGCAGCATTAGTTGCAGAGGTAGCCGCATCAATAGCTTGTGTTGTTGCAGTAGCCGCACTTGTAGCTGCAGAGCTTGCAGAAGCACTTGCCTCAGAAGCTTTAGTTGTTGCTGTTGAAGCACTCGATGCTGCATTTGTAGCCGATGTAGCGGCTTCACTAGCTTTGGTTGTTGCGGTAGACGCTGAGTTAGCGGCACTTGTAGCAGACGCACTTGCGGCTGTAGCTTGAGTAGCCGCTGTAGTAGCGCTAGTAGCGGCACTTGTTGCGCTTGTAGCGGCTTCAACTGCTTTAGTTGTTGCTGTAGTTGCTGAAGTGCTTGCAGATGTTGCGCTATTAGCGGCATTAGTTGCACTTGTTCCAGCGGCAGTTGCGCTATTAGCGGCACTAGTAGCACTACCTGCAGCAGCAGTTGCGGAAGCTTCAGCTTCTTCTACTGCATTACCAATTTGTTCAAGAGACTGAGCCGCTTCTGCTGCACTTAAAGCAGCCTCACCAGCACTTTGTGCGGCAAGATTAGTATAACTAAGCGAGTCAGCCGTATCTAAATTATCATATTCACCACCAGCAGACAAATTACCGGTAGCACCTGGATTTACTTGATAACCACCCTCCCCATCACTTCCATCATATTGAATAGGGTATGAAGAAATACCTGACGAACCATCGCCATTGTATTCTCCACCAACTGAAGGGGTAGTAGTACTACCCGGTTTTTCTTCGTATGCCATTCTTACTCCCTGTTATATCAGACCATTGGTATTAAAGTTAATTTGAACGTTACCACCAGATGCTCTACGGAATTTTTCTTCACTGTTAACAGAGGAAATATTTTCTAGGAATTTGCCTTGATATCTTTGTTCCATTTTTTCATCGAACAAATAGGCTCCTAAATTATATAACGCTCCCCAGATTAACATTCTTTCATTTTGATCTCTTAACCAATTAGGTACTTCTTTTCCTGTATACATCTTTGTTGTAACAGGGGTGTTGTATGCTGTAGCTGCTTCAATAGTAGAGAAGCATTTTGTTATACCATCTTTAGTTGAAAAGAAAAGATTAGTACCGCCAGACGCTACCAACTCAAGATAAGGTTGGTTAGCATCAGACAAGCTAATAATATAATTAATAGGTGAAACGTTGTACACTGCATTTAAAGCAGGTAACCGTTTATAGTAATGTATCTCTACAATGGCACCAACAGCTAATTGTGGGTGAATATATATTTTGTTCTTTTCCCACATCCAGTTGTATACTGAGTACTTCTCACTATACAAGTCAAAGAAAGTACGTTTATCAGTTACTTCATTAAATACCTTACTTACATTAGATGGGAAGGTAGAGTATGAAGTGCCAATATTATCTTGTGCAATAGTTCTGATATACACAAATTGTGTTAAATCTTCTGGAATATAGAATGATGTATAGGCATTACCATAAGGTAATCCTGCACTGTTCTCTCCTAAGTTATCATCAGCAGTAACTGTATAACGTACTACTTCTTCTAATGGAGGAATTCTTAGTAGTCGGTAACATTCATCGGCAGAATAATCTAAACAATCTTGAATAACAATATCTGGAATGTTATTAATATCTTGTCTTGCAGACCATGTACGAACTTTAGCAACCAATTGATCATATTTAGGTGTACTCATACTGTTACCTTTCTAGTGTTCTGTGCAGCAATAGTTTGTTTAATATCTAATGGTAACAATGAACGAGCTTTATCTTCTTTAGCATTTAGCATATCAATGTTTTCTAATGCCATTTCTTTATAACGGATTTTAGATGTATCATCAAACAAATATGCAAACAAATAAGACAAAGAACCCCATAAAAGAATATACTCTTTGTCATCACGTAACCAGTTATATGTTTCAACACCACCATTATCTGATGAATCTAGCGCTCCAAGCTTACGATAAAATGTGCTTTCAACAACTGCACCTACGGGTAATTGTGGATAAATATAAATAGACTCATCACGCCACATCCAACTGTAGGTGTTATCTAATGATTTGTATTGTTCAAAGAAACCCTTTTTGTCTAATGTTTCTACAAACCTGTAGCTATTACCAACAGGTGAAACACATCTAATTGAAAGGAATTCAATTAAACTTGCGGGTACATCAAATTGTGTGTATGCTTTGTTTGTGTTAATGTTATTACCAGAAATAACTGTATGATTTTGTGTATGTTCTAGTTGAGGCGTACGAAGTTTTTGGTAGCAAAAATCAGCAGAATAATTTAGGCAATCCTTAATAACGCTGTCTGGAATAGTGTTTACTTCTGGCTTATTAGCCCAGTCTCTTACTTTAGCTACTAGAGCGTCAAATTTAGGTGTTGGCATATATTATTCTCCTGTAAAATCAGAGTGCCCTTACATTACTTGTTTTAAGCAAAGGATAGTCTGTTTCAATAATTTGTTTTAATCGTCTTAGGTTTGCAGGCTCATGCATGAATGTCTCTGAGTGAATATCAAGACCATACTTAGTCAAGATATCAATAGCTACAATATCAGGGATAATTGCAAATGAACGGTATGTACGACCGTTGGCGGCAAAAGAATCTAGTTCTCGTTGTTGTGCTGCATACTCTTTGTATGCGCTTACGTCTTGTTCAAGACGGAAATCTTTTTCATCTGTCTTTACTTGGAAACTGTTTTTGTTTCCTTCTTGTGATAGAAAGCCCATGTGTCCTCTTTAATCAGTTGGTCATGTAGTTGCTGAAAGCACCGTCATTAGTGAAACAACCATATTCGTATTTTGTATTAGCACCTGTAAACGCAGGTGTTGACGCCACCACCAAAGCGCCAGCAGTTCCATTAGCACCGTCATAATATTTTACCTGAGTAATTTTACCACGAATAACTTTTGGTGCGGCATAGTCAGAGCCAGCATCAAATGTGTCTGCGGATGTAGCAACATTTACTACATGATTATCAGGAATGTATTGACGAGTACCATCTGTAGCAGTAATTCGTAGAAATTCCATTTGTGTTCCTTTTGAGATAAATAAAAAAAGGGAAGCGAGGTTTCCCTCACCTCCCCTTTATAGGTTAGTTAGCTAACTATTAAGCGCCAGACAAACCAAAGATCATACCGCAACCCTTAGGATTACGGCACTCAAGTGTACCCTCTTCAACGATCTGACCGATGATAGAGTCACCCAGCTGACCAAGGTCAACTTCTTGCAGAGGACGCAAGCTAGCATAGCTGAACCACATTGGGTCGTACAGGAATGCTGTGAAGTTAGCTGTATTATCCAAACCAGAAACGGCAGTATTAGAAATACCCATTACGTAGTTAGGAACAACCATGATGTCACCGAAGTCAGACATATAGATTTCGACAGACTGACGGAGCTTGCCATCAGCATCGATATTTCTACGGACGTTACCGTCACCAGCATTGCTTGAGCTAGAGCCAGCAGACTGAGCCTTAGCAGAGAACACACGACGGTTAGCAGGAGACAGCATCAGCTTGGTAGCCTTACCACCGTTTTCATAGATGCCTTGCATAACTGTGTCAACGTGTGACAGAGCCAAAGAGACTTTGTCAGCAGAAGTAACAGTAGAGAAGGTACCGCAAACACCGCCACCTGGATTAGTAGGAGCAGTGTACTCACCAGGAGTAGTCAGCACGTTCAAAGCTGTAGCAGGAGTTGTGGTAGCAGCAGTGTAGTTGATCCAAGACTGGTAGCCACCGAAAGTACGGGTGCCAGAGCCGTTAGAAGACTTCCAACCGTTTACCAAGTCAAACTCAACGTCCCTGCGCAATTCGGTACCACGCTTTTTGAGCTGGTAAGCGTATTCGTCAGCAACACCCGCTTGGTCAACAGCACGCTTAGTGCCAGTAACTGTAACAGTCTTGGAGTTAATTTGTGTGTAGTTACCCAAACGTGTACGGAAGGGTTCAGCAGCTTGAGCCGCATTTTGTGTAGCGTATGATACGCCTTCAGCAACAGGAGCAGAAGTTGGGGGTGCCAACTCGTCTGTTTGCCACTCGTGGAACACAGCAGTAGCTTTAGTCTTGCCGATAGACGACAAGAAAGGTGTCTCATCACGAGAAATCATTGAAATAAAATTTGCCAAGTCTTCACGCTCACCAGCGTTGACGGCATTACCAGTAGCAGCAGAGCTACGTGCGGCAGCCTTAGGGCCACCTGTTGCAAAAGTTTGTCCAGCCATTTGTTATTTTCCTTTTAGTGAGAAATTAAAGTTTTTTACTCACTGAAGAAATACGTTTTAGAAAATCTAATTCGTCTTGTTTAGACCCTTGACCTGATAGAACTTTAGAACGGTTTTGGTTAACTGCTTGCTTCTCTTTTTGGGAAGTCGGAGTTCCCTTTTTTGATGGGATGGACTTCACGTTTGGAGATGCCTTTCGTTTTACTTCACCGGTTTCTTTAGCTGTTTTAAGCTTACGATAATCATTAATAAACTTTACTACGTTAGGGTCGTAGACCGCTTCCAGTAGTTGTTCAGGAATACCTTCTTTAATAGCAAACTCACGAATACTTTTAGCAACTTTTTCTGAGTAATCAGGAATCAGAGTAACAATGTTCTCTTCATACTGTCTCAATAACACTTGTTGTTGTTCTATTTGTTGAGCTTGAATTTGTTCAACAACAGCTCTAGTCTGTTCTTCACGTTTGTTACGTGCTTTCCAGTACTTTTCCTGTACGTCTTCTAGTTGCTCTTTGAGTTCTCTAGCTGTGTAGGTATCACCTTCTTCTCGGGCTTTATCGATTTCACCCTTGACTTTATGATATTGTTGTGCAAGATTAGTTTCAACTGCGGTAAGTTCTTCATTAATAACTGTACCTAATTGAATAATCTCTTGTAGCTTTTCAGCTCGTTCTTGGTCGATCTGTTTCTTCAGTTCGCCTAATTCGCGCCCCTTTTGAGATAGATGTTTGTCGGTAGAATAACCCTTACGGATTTCTTCTAGGGTAACATACTCGGTTTTACCGTCAACTGTGACGGGTACTTTGTACTCCCAGTCAATATCTTCTTCAGAAGGCAAGTCAGCATTTTGGGTAGACGTATCATCCTCAGCTGTATTATCTTCTTCAGAGTCACTTGACTCTTCCTCTTCATCTAGGTCATTTTCAGATTCGGTATCGTTCTCTTCTTGGGCTTCTTCTTCCGATACTTCGTCTGGACTTGGGACGTCATCACCTTCTTCTGGTAGAGATTCTTTGTTAAGACCCAACAGTTCTGCTGCTGGAGAATTACGTAGAATGTCATCAAGGCTCTTTACTTCCAAGTCTGCACTATTCGATCCGTCATCAAAACTCTGGCTACTGATTTCAGAAGCTGGAGTGCTGGTAGAGAGATGTGGTAGATTCATATTCTTTTACCTTTGTGTCCATTATTGTTTGGCTTCAGCTTTAGCTTTTTTAGCTACAGCCATACGTTCAGCAAAATCTGACTTGTCTTTATTCATAAGACGGTCAATAGCATCAATCGCATTTGTTAGATTAACAAAGGTTGGTGCATAATTCCCTGCTCGACCTACACCGCCATTTGATCCGCATTGGACCAATTCACGTAGGATTTCTTGTTGTGCTTTTTCCAGCACATCTTTCGCTTTACTTAAATCACTCATTATTTTCCTCAGACCCCTCTTGGGTGTTTTTGTTTTGTTGCTGGATGAACTTGACGTTATTACCGTACATTTCAATACCAACCAGTTTTTCCTTAACACTACCTAATGCCATAGCAGTATGATACAGGTACTCTCGTTCTTTAGAACAGTGAGGTTCTGTTTTCAACCATGTGACAAAAAGGTCAGCAAGGATTTCGCTATAGGCATCACCAAAGAATTGCTCACGTTCTCGCTGAACAAACTGTGCTCGACCTAATGCTACTTGGGCTTCACGGAAAGGCTCTACTTTGTATTCACCTGTCTCATGATTCATCTTGGGCTTAATCTTCGCTTCAAAGCCTTTTCGATATTTATCCATAAATTATTTCTAGAAAGACTCCCCCATCTCTGAGGGAGGGTTATTGTTACATCATTGGGTTTTCACCAGCAGCCGCAGGACCAGCCTGTGGTTGTGGCTCTTGACTACCTTGAGGTTTACTTGCATCATTATGCGAGTCAGCATCAATGAAAGCCTTAGCCATAGCAAGGAGTTCTTTAACATCAGGTTTAGGAGGTAGTTCAACACCTTCTTTAGCCGCCTGAATATAAAGCTTACTCCACTCTTGATAACTCTTATCCAAAGAAACCATAAGTTGTTTGGTGTTATCCTGCATGGCATTTTTAGCTTGTACATTAGTAAGGTCAAGTGTAGCTTGCCTCTGTGCTATGTCAATCATCTTAACTTGTTCTTCAAGTTGTCTTTGTTTTTCTGCAGCTTGCATTTCAGCTTCTCTTGACTGTTGAGCCTGTTCAATAAACTTAGGATCAGTGTAGTCAACAAGGTAGTCTAAAGGATCAAGATCCATAGACTCAAGTGCTTTGCATGCAATTGTTACTGCAGCTTGTGGGTTAACAGCTCCACCAGCTCCCGCTTGTTGCAGTGCTGGAATAATCTGTTGTCCTACAGTATTCATCTTCTTCATGATATTGCTGTTACTGTTTTCACCAACATCAACATCAACATAAAGCATCAGGTTACTTGGTAGTGTGCCGGGATCAATAGATTTAAACAAATCATTTTGATCATAGTATCCAACTTCTTGACCACGGAGTTTATCCCGCATTGTCTTGTAGATACCCTCACACAAACGCTTAAAGCCTGTTTCAGCAAACCTACGTGCCATAAACTGGATACGTACTTGTGCTGCAGACATAGCTCTCTGCATCTTTTCTTCTGAATTACCTGATACGTATAGTGTATCATTCAAACCCTGAGCCGCCTTGGACAAACCAGTAGCTTGTTCTTTGTGTAGTTGTAACAACTCAAGAACAGGTACAGTACCAGTACTAATAGTGTCTGGTGTTAGTGCAGCTACAGCTCCATTAGGATTACCGTTAGTCGCAATAATCTGCTTAGGCTTCATGTTTTGTAGAGCACTAAAGTCTACAACATTAGGGTCAGCAAGCTTAGGAGAATAGTTAGTTAAGTAAACATTCTCAATAAAGCCCCGCATAATAGCGGTTGAGGCAAGGGTTGTTGGGCGAATCATATCAGCCACAGACAAACC